CTTACGGCGAAGCCTGCGCTGCGGCAGAGCGCGAAATTCATCGCTCGGAATGCGAGCGCTTGCGTGCCGATCACGCCGAGGCCGACGAACGGGCACGTGCAGCCCTGAAGGAGACACCATGATCATGATCGAGAAGGGCTACGTGGCCTCGAAGGACGTCTCGTTCATGTACCCCGGCGCCGGCGACCCGAAGCCGCCAGGCGGTGCGCAAGTGCTGCTCCTTACCATCGGTGGCATCTGCGTGCGCGGCACGTGGGGAAGCAAGGCATTCATCGGCTGGTATCCGCTGCCTGGCCGCGACAAGGACAAGGAGAACAGGCTATGACCTACGACGAAGCAATCAAGCACTTCGGCACGCAGGAAGCCATCGGCCGGGCAGCAGGCGTCGGGCAACCCGCGGTCGCGGCGTGGAAAGAGCGCGGCCGCATACCGCTGCTGTCTCAGATGATGATCGAGCGCAGCACCGGCGGGAAGCTGAAGGCGGATCCTCTTCCAAGGATCAGCCGGAACACCCAGCTGGCGTAGGTGCGCCATGGCCGACGAGCTGGACAAGCAGTACATCGAGACGCTGCGCGAGACACTTCGACAAGGTATCACTAGGGTGCCGCCCGCATACGCGAACTGGTCTCATAACCGGTCGGTTGCGTTCAAGGAGTGCATCTCGAAGTGCAAGCGGCTGGTCAACAAACAACGAGTCACGGAGCATGAGCTGAACAGCGCGATCAGCTTGCTCGGGACGTTCTGGGGATGACGGATGATGAGTCAACGAGGAGACGGAGCAAATGAAACACCCTCAACCCCCACCGTCAGCAACACGGAGTTCCTGGAGGAGCTACGCAAGGGCGCGGCGCCAGGCGATTCATTGTGGCTCGCCCACTTCATCGGGGATCCTGAGCATGCGCAGGGCAACTGGGCCGGCAGAGCGTACGGTGCAGATGACCATGCACGACGCGAGGCAGATGATCCTGGATGGCATCGACAGAACACTTACTTTGCTGTCTCGTCAGTTCGCAAGGATGGCGATGGCCGCCTTGCTCGGCGCCTGGGCAACCTGGGCCGCCCTCTGGCTCTGGTCATTGACGACCCCGACGATTCGAAGCTGAACGGCACCCCGAGCTGGGTGCTCGAGACGTCGCCCAACAACTACCAGATCGGCGTCTTCATCGACATCGAGGACGACGAGATACCCATCTTCAATGCGCTGGTCAGGCGCATGTCGAAGGCCGGCATGATGGGCCACGACACGAGCGGCAACAACGCCGTGCGATACGTGCGGCTGCCCATGGGGATGAACCTCAAGCCGCGTGACAGCGGTCCGTTCAAGACCGTCATGAGGGTCTGGAACCCAGGCCAGCGGCTGGGCCTGGCAGACGCAGCCATGGTGTTCGGCGTCGACCTCGACGTGGTCATCAAGGAGATGATCACCAACACCCTCACGGATGATTCAGGGATCACGTACAGCGCCGATCGGCCTGGAGACGCGGGTGTAGACGCAGAAGGGCGCGAGCTGGCGCTGGCGGCCATGGCTCGAGACATCCTGACCGGCAACAGCCTGCACGACCCGACGATGCGCCTGGCGGCCAGCTTGGTGGCCAGCGGCATGGCCGGCGGCGCCGCGGTGAACCTGATCAGGGGCCTGATGGACGCCAGCATGGCGCCTCGGGACGACCGCTGGACCGAGAGGTGGAAGGACGTGCCCAGGCTCGTGCGCCAGGCGCAGGAGAAGTTTCCGTTCTCGCCGCGGGATCGTGAGCCGCGTGAGCGGCCGAAGGTGCAGGCGCTGTCGGCGGCGGCCATGGGGCTGCCGAAGGTGTCGGAGCTGACGGACCTGACGGTGGGCTTGGGGCTGAAGGTGACCGCCAGGCCGCCGGCGTGGGTGGAGCCCAGCACCCCAGCTGGGGTGGACGGCGCCCCAGTTGGGGTGATTCCTGAGTCAGAACCCCGGGTCGCCACCGAGGAGAACCCCGGTTCAGGGGTTCAGAACCCCGGGGTTGTAACAGCGGCGTGGGTGGCGCCGGCGACGGTGGTGGCGGCTGAGCCGGTGGTCTACCTCAAGAGCCTCGGGGAGATGGCGAAGAGCAGGAGCCGGGTCGACTGGCTGGTGGCCGGATACCTCGAGGCCAACTGCCTGTCGATGATGTACGGGCCGTCGGGCGGCGGGAAGAGCTTCGTGGCCCTGAGCCTGGGCCTGGCGGTGGCACGCGGCACGCCGTGGTACGGGCACAAGGTCAAGCAGGGCATGGTGATCTACGTCTGCGGCGAAGGATTCGAGGGTCTCGATCGCCGGGCGCAGGCGTACATCAAGCACAACAAGATGACCGCCGAGGAAGCCGATGCGGTGCCGTTCTACAGGACGATGAAGCGCGTCGACATCAGCGACCACGAGTCTGTCGCGGAGCTCGCCGAGGTGGTGGCCGAGACGCAGCGCCTGAAGGGCGGCGGACCGGTGGGGATGGTGCAGATCGACACCTTCAACCGCAACATGTCAGGCGACGAGAACACCCAGAAGGACGTCACGCTGTTCTTCACGAACGTCATCGAGATGATCCAGATGCGATTCAAGTGTCACGTGATGGTGGTGCACCACTCAGGTCACGGCATGGATAGAGCTCGAGGCTCGAGCGTGATGCGTGCGACGGTCGACCAGGAGTTCTACGTGCGGCCAGAGGGTAAGGGTTCGCTGTCGTTTGCTTGCAAGAAGATGAAGGATGCAGATGAGCCTCCGACACTCATGTTCGACATAACGTCCGTGACCCTTATCGAGGAGACTCAATTCGAGGCCGGAGACACGAGCGCAGTGCTGGAGCCTCACGGTGATCCTCTTGATGCAGTCATCCACACAACAAAGGACAAGAAGCAGATCACGAAGCGGGACATTATCGCGATCGCGCCGCGTACCAGAAACGAGCCCATCAAGGATCTGTGTGTTCTGCTGTCTGTTGCCAACTCAACATTCGGCAGGTTGCTGCAACTACTTGCTGACGAAGGGTTACTGGTCAAGAAGACAGATACAGGTAAGACACGAGACACGTACTACGAAGTGTCAGAGATTGGCGTCATGAAGGCGACAAGGGATGGTCATGATGTGACGGTTGGCGGCAAGAAAGTTCAGGGAAAGAACCCGCCACCAGTATCTGCGAGCGCGGATGAGGATGACGATCTGAGTGATGAGGCGGGTGAAGCCGGCGAAGAGTTGTGAATACTGTGAAATTCATCAAAAAAACAACGAATTTCCGTGGGATGACTTTGGGATGACTTGGTTTTTAGTGGAAAAAACAACACTTTGGCGTGGGATGACTTTGGGATGACTCGCTTACATCTAGATGTTGTTTTCATAGGTAAAACGGGGTTGAAAAGTCATCCCAAGGCCGTGGGATGACTTGGGATGACCCTAGATGTATGTCATCCCAAAGCCCCCCCCCTGGGGGGCGCTTGGGATGACTTCAGGGTGCCATCCCAGAGGGGCTGGATACATCGGCCGAGATGTTAAATGTTGACAGAAATTGTCGGGTATTATTTACGAAGCAGGAGATGACGAATGAAAGAGCAAACATTTTTTGACGATGAAGGTAACAAACTTACAGACGAAGAGTTGGATGATCTTGCGCTTGCAATAAGAATGGTCGGTAAGATGGATGGTGCGGACGATTACAAGTACATAGACATCAACATAAGTTGCAGAGCATCCAGGCTCGTCAGTATGCTGGTGTTTATGTCAGATAAAGTTTCTGTTTTCGGTAAGCTAGTAAGGGTTGAAGAAGCTGCATCAATAACAAATGAAGAGTTCAAGGATAGGGTTCGAAGGTATTGTTTTGAAATAATCTCTGATCCTGTTGACAGAAAGAAGCTTGAGGAAGAGCTCGACAAGGAACTCGGCCCGATCTCGGGGTATGAAGTGAGTGGGCGCTAACGTGAGTGGCTACTAACTTCTGATGAGGGTTAGTGGTCACTAACTTCGATAAATGGGGACAGATTGGTGATGCAAATGAGAATAGATCGTGTTGAAAAATGGGGACAGATCTACGAGGTGGAGGTGGACGGCGGCCGGGTGACGGCGGCGAAGGTGCACGTGAAGGCGCACGACAAGGCCGGGACGTGGCGGCGGGTCAAGCACCCGGTCACTCTCGCCAGGCTCACTGCAGCGATTCTTGGATCAGCCCAGGCGTGCCCCCACTGCGGTCGCATGGGTGCGGCGCCGAGCGGGCCGTCGATATGATCATCACCTGAGGAGACGGACCATGGAGCACTTGAACTACTGCAGGCAGATACGGAAGCAGTTCGCGGGGTATGACTTCATCGCCCCTAAATGGGCGATGAAGTACGACGATCGGACGATCGTGGGATACGCCAGGCAATCGTCACAGAAGCTCGAGAGCGCCGTGAAATTCATCATGCCCAACGGCGGCAGGGTTCTGGACGACAGGCGGCTGAGAGCCTTGGATCCGAATGAGAAGCTGCATCTGCCTTACCCGCTGATCGCTCTCGAGTACCCGTGTAACCCGTCGCACAACGTAAGAGACGACGTCGGTGAGGTGATATCGAGAAAGAGGGTTGTCATGGCCGAGGAGCATGAGGACGTCATTGTGTTGACGACCTTCATATACCTGGACAAGATTCGTATGTGGTCAATCCTTCCGCAGTGTGCGGTTCCTCGTGTTGGCTTCTTTGATCCAGAGCTATCAAACGACAACGAGACATCGTTCCGCCTCAAGCTGACGGATGAATCGGTTCCTGGGTCTGACTACGCAGACGAGGTTCTCGCGCTGCTGATGCTCCTAAACGCGCTGCAGTGCTCCAACGTCGGCATCGGACATAGCCCTGCCAGGCACGCCGGCAAGGGCAAGAATTGCAACAGCGCATTCCCGTTCGACTCGTACAAGCTCCTCATGGTCGACGTGCCGAAGAAGCCTGGTTTGGTGACGGGTCGCCACATCACTAGCCGCGCCTCGCCGCGTGAGCACCTACGTCGCGGTCACATCAGGAGACTCGAGGACGGGCGCAAGTTCTGGATCAACGCGGCCGTCGTGGCCGCCGGCAACGGCGGGAAGATCCACAAGGACTACGGCATCAGGAGGGCAGCATGACCAAAGCGCACGAGCACTTCGACAACATCGAGGACGTACTACACGTCGCCGAAGGGCGCGCGAAAAACGAGTGGGAGATGGACTTCGTCGACGGGCTGCAGGAGAAGTTCGACCAGTACGGAGAGGACATGTTCTTGTCAGACAAGCAGGCCACGATATTGAAGAGGATCGCAGGAGATGAATGATGGAATTGATCGAAGCGGCATAGGTATTCTTGTTGGCGGCACCGGCCGCGCCGATGCTGACGTTTATCGTCGGCGGCTTCTGGAGGAGCAGGAAGCCATGACCGAAGTCGAAGTGCTGCGCCTCGAGCTGGCGGCCGCCAGGCGTAACGTCGAGATGTTGGTGAAGGTGCTGGTCGGAATCCACCAGCTGCTGTATCCGCCGGCAATGGCGGTGAATGGGCGATCGATGGTCTTTCATTCAGATGACGCAAACATCTACATGCAGGAGCTGTCAGATCGGATCCGCTCCATACCCAACGAGATCCAGGCCGCAGAGACGGGTGGTCAGTAGTATTCGCATACCGCAACCAGAAGGAGACGACGTGACCGACTTCCACGAAAGACTGATCGAAGAGAAGAAGCAGCTCGACGAGAGGCTCGATAGACTGTGCAACTTTTTCGGCACCGAGCGTTACGCCGACCTCGGTGAGGCTGAGCGATCTAGGCTGCGTGCCCAGTCCTACTTCATGGTCGGCTATTCGTCGATGCTCGGCGAGCGCCTGGCTGCGCTGGAGAAGGCGCCATGACCGACAGACTCGAGCAACGACGCAACGGCTTCAAGGCCCAGATTGCGATGTTCGTCACCGCCGACACGCCCGAGAGGCGCGAGGCGCTCGACGCCCTCATCATGAGCTTGCCACTCGGCGCCGTGCTGGGCATCACCAGCCTGCGCGTCAGTGGGCCGGCGCTGCACGTCGAGGTCGTGCCTCAGCTCACTGAGGACAACGACGAGGCGCTGTTCATGATGGGCCAGGTCGCCGTGATGGTCGGCGACGCCTGGCAGCAGGTCATGGAAGGCGACCCCGCCGAGATCTACTGGCAGAGCACGACCAACGAGTCGCTTGTCGACGATGGCGAGATCGACGGCATGATCCTGCCGGCAGAGGTCAAGAAGATCCTGCTGGCCAACCCGACGAAGGACTGAGCATGACGAAGTACATCAACAGGCAATTCATGATCGATGCGTACCGTCTGACAGAGCAGGCCAGCCCGGTGCCGTCGTGGCTCTTGCGGCCGCAGTTCGAACGTTTCTTGAATGAGAAGGGCGGCATCTCTCACGGCCTGGTGAGCCAGGCCCAAGGACTACCGACTCGCGTCGAGGTTGGTGATTGGATCATCAACGACCGAGGTGTGCTTATCAAGATGACCGACAAGGAGTTCACGGACAAATACGCCCCGGCTGAAGAGTCTGTTCAGTTCATGCCGCAGCTCGAGTTTTTCAAGCCCGAACACGAGCCTGACGACTGCGAGGACAGAGATTGGTTCACGTACGACTCCAGCAAGCCGGTATCGCTGATGAGCATTCGAGATTACATCTTCCTCGAGTTGCTGAAGACGCGCATGCAGGTCCGGGAGATGGACGTGGATAGTCTTCTGGATGACCACTTTGACAAGGTCGATTTAGTGCTCACCGCCATGGGATACGATTGATGATCTCTTTCATGGTCCAGGTTTCGTACCCCAACGTGACTGGCAACACGATGGTCCGCCACGGCAGCACCGGCCGGCACTTCATCAACAAGAAGTACGACGTCTGGCGCAAGGAGCTGCGTGCCGAGCTCGAGGGCCGCGGTGTGCTGCCCGAGGAGCCGCACAAGCAACCGTGCCACGTCAACATCGTGGCCAGGCCGCCAGACGCCAGAGCCCGCGACTGCGACAACCTGATGAAGGTCGTCTTCGATGGCCTCGTCTACTGCGGCCTCATCGCCGATGACAGCAACAAGATCCTCAGGAGCGTTCGCCTCGAGTGGGCCGCGCCAGAGAAGGGCGAGCCTGGCAGGCTGTCGATCATGTTCACAGGCGCGGCTGAGGTCTGAATTGCGGCACTGGGTGGAGATCCTTTTGATCGAGCCATTCAGCGATGGCTACCCATCCGTCGTCGGCATCTTCAGACACACCGAAACCAATGGCAACAGCGAGACAGCAGAGGACCTGGAGCGGCGGCACCTGGCCATCGCCCTTGAGGATCTCCGACAGCTGCGACCCGACCTTCATCAGGACATCATGAAATGGCACAGGACTCACGATTCGGATGCAACACACGAAGCGCTCGAATGGCTCGAGACAAGGATCGACCAACTGCTTTCCTGACGGACATTGAGCGCCAGCTGGATCAACTCGATCTGCACACCAGGCGCATCGACTCCAAGACGATAGACATCCTGCGCAGCGAGGGCTTCGCGGCCAATACGGTCAGGAAGATCGGCAAGAGGGCGATGAACCTCGTAGTCGCGGACGAGGTCGCCGACATGGTCGACCAGCTCGCGCTGCGTTTTGGCGTCAGGTCTCGCGCGGCCGCCATCGAGCTGGCCGTGCGGTTCACGATGCGGGCCATCGCCAGGGTGGAGATGACCGAAGAGAAACGCCAGAAGCGGGCCGCTTGCGCCACCAGCGCAAGCTGAGGTACAGTCGCGCCTGGGATATTGCCTCTGCAGTTTCGATAGAGCCGGCCAATGAGCCGGCTTTCTGCTTTCTGGGCCGCCGCCGTCGTGATTCTCGTTGCCGTCTCCTCCGGGTTGGGCGGCGGTTGGCGGCCCTCCTTCCACGGTAGACATGGACGACTACACCGGAGCATCGATGACCCGAAGAACCAGGCCCACAGCGGCCTGGCTGAATAGGTTCGTCCGTGACAACCGGGACATGATCCTGTCCATGTACGCCGACGAGTGCCTGAGCTTCAACGAGATCTGCGCACGCATCGAGAAGGAGCTGCCTGATCGAGAGGTCAAGTCCAGCATGCTCCGGTTCGCCTTCCTGAGCGATCCTCACCTCAATGGCGCCTATCTGGCAGCCGGCATCGATCGCGCTCACACCCTGGCCGAAGAGGCGCTCGGACACGCCCAGGCGCTGGCCAGGCAGGGTGAGCACGACAAGGCGGCAGCCATCAAGATGAAGCTGGCCAGCAAGTACAGCCCGCGGCACTACGGAGACAAGCTCGATCCGCAGCCCATGCTCGGCATCGGCGCCAGCACGCCCGAGGGCCTGCCTGACTCTGCGCTCGAGGCGGTGGTGCAGAAGTTCATGCTGGAGCAGAGGGCCGCATGACAGCGCCATGGGACACCGTCGCGCCCATCGCGGGGATGCACCCCCGCACCGCCGCCGCCGAGCTCCTGGCGCGTCGTGAGGCCCGCGGATCGTTCCTCGGCTACGCCAGGTACATGCAGCCCGACAACGAGCAGCCTGACCTCCACCACGAGCTGATCTGCAACACCCTCGACCAGGTCGAGAAGGGCGAGATCGATCGGGTGATGCTGTTCCTGCCGCCAGGCTCAGCGAAGTCGACATACGGCAGCGTGCTGTTCCCGCAATACTTCCTGGGTCGCAACCCGCAGCTGACCGTCATCGCCGGCAGCCACACCCAGGATCTGGCCAACCGCTTCTCGCGCCGCACCCGCAACGGGATCATGCAGCAGCGTTTCGCCGACCTCTTCCCTCAGTGCCGCCTGGCCGGCGACTCAGCCAGCGTGCTGTCGTGGGAGACGAGCCAGGCCGGCGAGTACAAGCCGGTGGGCGTGGGCGGCAACATCACCGGCCGTCGCGGTGACCTCGTGCTGATCGATGACCCGGTCAAGAGCCGCGAGGATGCCGACAGCGACATCAAGCGCGAGACGACCTGGCAGTGGTGGCTCAACGACGTCAAGACCCGGATGAAGCCCGGTGGCCGCGTGGTGCTGATCATGACCCGCTGGCACGAGGATGACCTGGCCGGCCGGCTTCTCGAGATGGAGAAGGATCGCTGGGTCGTCATCAAGGTGCCCATGATCGCCGGCAGGGGCGACCCCATCGGCAGGCAGGAGGGCGAGCGCCTGTGGGCCAACTGGTTCACAGAGCAGATGGTGCTCGACGCCCAGGCAGACCCGCGGTCGTGGACCGCGCTCTACCAGCAAGATCCGCGGCCGCCCGAGGGCGCCGAGTTCAAGCGCAGCTGGATCAACCGGTACGAGCACTGGCCGGCGAAGTCCAACAAGATCCTCATGGTCGACCCGTCCGGTGGCCGTGATGCGAAGAGCGACTTCACGTCGATGTGGGTGCTGGCGCTCGGCCGAGACCACAACATCTACGTCGTCGACGGCGTGCGTGCCAGGCTCAACCTGACCAGCCGCGCAGACAAGCTCTTCGAGCTGCACCAGAAGTGGCGGCCCATGCAAGTGCGATACGAGCACTACGGCATGCAGGGCGACATCGAGCACATCAAGAGCCAGATGGAAGCCCGCGACTACCGGTTCAAGATCACCGAGGTCGGCGGCAACGTGCAGAAGGAAGCTCGCATCCGGCGACTGATCCCGTGGTTCGAGCAGGGCCGCATCTGGTTCCCCAAGGCCGGCCTCATGCGCAACGTCGCGCCTGGCGTCGAAGAGGACATCGTCAAGAACTTCATCGAGCAGGAGTACGCAGCCTTCCCGGTGGGCAAGAACGATGACGCATTCGACAACCTCGCACGACTGGCTGAGCCGTCATTGACGTTGCCGTGGCCCAAGGCGCAAGACGAACACCAATCCGATGTCGCTGAGATGCTCTTCGGCGTGCTCGACCAAACAGCAGGCTACTGATCATGGCAATGCAACTCGCACCATCGCAAGAAGAGCCCCTCGTGCCGGCGCAAGGCGGCGGTCGCACTCCGACCACCATCGAGGACATGCAGAAGAAGGCCGACCGAGACGACAGCCTGAAGCAGATCTACGAGAGCTTCGTCAAGAAGCGCGATCGCTGGGTCCAGTTCCGCGCCAGCTCTGGCATCGAGGACAAGTGGAAGAAGTGGGAAGCCATGTACAACGGCACCCACGAGGAAGACAACGAGCTCAATGCGTTCGTGCACACCCTGAAGAACGGCCCGTCTCAGCGCCGCCAGGAGGCGAACCGCTCGAAGGTCGTCATCAACATCGTGCGCCCGAAGGTCGACCAGGCCGTCGGCCGTTACGCCGAGATCCTGCTGCCCACGGACGGCAAGAACTGGGGCATGAAGACGACTGCGATGCCAGAGCTCGCGGAGATCGCGAAGGACAAGCAGAGCACGATCATCGACATGCAGACCGGCCAGCCCATGGCCCAGGTCGCAGACGAGATCATGGCCAAGGCCAAGAGCGCAGCCGAGAAGATGGAGCGCGAGATCGAGGACGTGCTGTCGGAGTGCGACTACAACGGCGAGTGCCGCAAGGTCTTGCAGCGCGGCACGAAGCTCGGCACCGGCATCATGAAGGGTCCGTTCCCCGTCGTGCGCAAGAGCAAGGTCTGGATCCCAGGCCCCGACGGCAAGGCCACGCTGCAGATCCGCGAGAAGGTCAGCCCGGCCTCGAAGGAGATCTCGTGCTGGCGCATCTTCCCCGACCCAGCGTGCGGCGAGTCGATCCACCGCGGATCCGGCATCTTCGAAGAGCGCCCGGTCAACGCCAAGGAGCTGCGCGCTCTGATCGGCGTGCCAGGCTTCTTCGACAGCAAGATCGAGGAGGTCTTGCGCCAGGAGCCGCAGCGCGTGCGCGTCTCCAGCAACAAGACCGTCACCCGCGAGCAGTGCGACGATGGCATGTACCAGATGTGGGAGTACAACGGAGACGTTGGCGACGACTACATGGAAGAGCTCACACGCGAGGAGAAGGACGTCCTGAACGTGAGCTACGGGATGATCGTCATCGTCAACGACGTCATCATCGGCGCGCTCGAGAGTTACAACCCCGACGGCAGCCTGCCGTACGACTTCTGGTGCCACCGCGACCAGGACGACAGCCCGTGGGGCGTGGGCATGCCCGAGGAGCTCGAGCACCAGCAGCGCGTCGTGAAGGCCGCCTGGCGTCAGGTCATGGACAACGCGGCAGCTGCGGCCGGCTACCACATCATCATGAAGAAGGGCATGGTCGTCCCGTACGGCCAACGCGAGGGCGAGTACACCCTGACGTCACGGATGATCTGGGAGGCTAACGAAGAGGTCGAGGACGTCAACAAGGCGTTCAACGTGATCACGATCGACATGCGTGTCGAGGAGCTGCTGACTCTCCTGGACGCCGCGATGAAGTTCGCCGACCAGGAAACGAACATGCCGCAGCTGATGGGCGGCGAGCGCGGCACGGCGCCGGAGACCGTTGGCGGCATGCAGATCCTGCAGGCCAACGCCCAAGGCCCGCTGCGCTTCCGCATGAAGCGTTGGGACGACACCATCACCAACGGCCAGATCACGCGCCACTACGACTGGCAGATGGAGTACAGCGAGAAGACGGACATCAAGGGCGACTTCGAGGTCGATGCCCGCGGTGCCACGTACCTGCTGGAGCGCGACATCAGCGCCATGGCCACGCTCAACCTGGCCGCCGTCACGAACAACCCGCGGTACATCCCACACCTCGACGAGCGCAAGGAGATCGAGGAGATCCTGAAGGCGATGAAGGTCAACACAGACATCATGCGTCCGATGGAACAGGTCGAGCAGATGATGCAGCAGCAGGCCGAGAACCCGCCTCAGGATCCGAAGATCGTCGCCGCGGAGATGAACCTCAAGGCCAAGGAGATGGACATCGCCGACCGCGGTGCCCAGCGTCAGTTCGAAGACGAGCGCAACAAGCGGGAGTTCGATCTGCGTGCGGCCGCTCTCAACTACAACGCCAACCGAGAAGCGGCGGAGTTCGAGATCGCAATGGTCGATGCCAACCTCGACAAGGAGAAGACCCTCCTGAAGATTGGCAGCGACGAGCAGATGACCAGGGAGCAGCTGGCCGCCAAGGAGCGGTTGACTGCCATTCAGATTGATTCCGAGAACGCCCGCTTCAACGCCGAGGTGGCGGTGAAGGTGGCGCAGGGCTCGGGAATTTGAGGTCGGCGTGGAAGACCATGATCACCTTGAACGCAGAAGGTACTACCCAGTGTCCAAGGATGACATCGAGGAAGCCTTCGAGACTGCCCTTCGAAAGGCTCTCTCGGACGAAGACCTCACGAAGAAGTTCTGGGCAAGGGGCTACGCTGAGCTTGCCTCGCATGCGGAAGGCAATGCAAGCAAATGGCTAGGACGGAGACTCATGACAACACTGGTGATCGCGATCACCACGGCTGGTTTGGTATGGCTTGTAAAAACCGGGTACATCAAATAGTTGGGGTCATGCTCGAGATGCCTATCGCGGCGGCTCTGGGTCTCATCATCGGCCTCGGCGCAGCCGCCGTAGGCCCGCACGTCGTCGGCGGGTCTCTGGCGCTGTACGACGAGATGTTCCCGGTCATGTCGATGACGGGTCACGTTGTCGCAGCCGACTCGGAGTCGGTCACCATCCACATCACCGGCCGCAAGAACCGCGGCGAAGAGTGCCGGCTGGTCAGCGTCTATGGCTACACGTTCAACGGCAGCGACCCTCCTCTGGATGCTGTTGCCGAGCGCATCGACAAGCCCGCCGAAGGGCGCATCCGAGAGAAGGGGTTCTACGACATCGGGAGGTGGCGGGTGTACCCGGTAGGATTGAACGCCACCAGGGTCGAAGTTTGGACCCACCACGAGTGCGTCGGAAGGCCCATCCTCAGTAAGATCGCCGAAGTCGACGTCAAACGCTAACCAGAAGGAAACACCATGGCCCTGCTCGACATCCGCGAATACTCTGTACTCGCCACAGACCAGAACGCGAGACAACTCGCGGCTGGCAAGGAGCCGGCTGTCGCCGGTCAACAGGTCACGTTCACGACGACTGTCCAGTCGGCGGCGTTCAACGAGAGCACCCGCTTCGTTCGCCTGCACTCCGACTCGAACTGCCGCATCGAGTTCGGGTCCAACCCTACCGCATCCGCCGCGTCCATGAGAATGGCCGCCGGCGCGACCGAATACTTCGGCGTCACGCCGGGCATGAAGGTCGCGGCAGTCACCAGCACTTGAGGAGAATCATCATGATGGGTCAACCTATGGGCGCCACGCAGGTGCCGAGCGCAAAGGATCTGGGCGACCTCGGCCGCCTTCTCGAGCTCATCAAGCTCGCCACCAGCCCGGACTCAGTCGTCGCCGTCGACGCCTTGCGCAAGGAGCGGGAGGCCACAGACGCGGCCCGCCAGGCGGCCGAAGACGCCCAGCGACTCGCCGCGAAGCGGGTGGAAGACGCAGCTGCAGCCGAGAAGCGCGCACAGACGATTCTTGAATCAGCCAAGACGGCCGAGCGTGACGCCGCCGAGGTGGTGGGTGCCGTCAACAACGCGAAGGCCAAGGCTGACAACCTGCTGGCCGCCGCCGAGCTCAAGGTCGCGTCAGCTGCGGCGGCAGAGAAGAAGGCCGAAGGGACGCTCAAGCGGGCGGCCTCGACCGAAGCGGCGGCCGCCAAGATGCGCGATGAAGCCGCCTCCATCGTCGAATCGGCCAAGGCCGAGGCGGCGACAATCGTTGCCCAGGCGGAGGCCATGAAGGCCGAGGCTCAGGCCAAGCTCGACAAGATCCGCGCACTGGCCGATTGATGCCCGGCGAACACTGAAAGACTCCAATGCCAACCTCAGCCTACACCAAGGTCCAGGACTACGTCGAGAAAGTCAACGCAGGAGTGCACGACTGGTCGACGCACTCATTCAAGCTGGCACTCGCGCTCACCCAGCCGCTCAACACCAATGCCAACCTCGGAGCGATTACCCAGATCGCCACCGGTGGCGGGTATACCAGCGGCGCCGGCGGTGGATACACGCTGGACAACGAGACACTGTCCGAAGCCAGCGGAACAGCGAAGGTCATCATCGACAACGAGGTCATCACCGCGACCGGGGCAGCCATTGCTCAGTTCCGATACCTCTATATGTACAACGACACAGCAACGTCGGATCCTGGTGTTGCGATCTTCGACTATGGAAGCGGCCTCGACCTGGCCGACGGAGAGACGTTGACTGTTAATTTCGACGGCACCGGCGGCGTTTGGACGATGACGTGAGCGACATCACTCGTCGTCTTCGTGGCCGTACCGTGGCCGCAGTGCTGACCAACGGGTCGACGCTGCAGATCCGCACCAGCGATGGTGCGGAGATCGACATTGCGTGGGTCGACGACAACGGCCGCGCCATCAAGGGCAAGCCGGTGTGCACCAATCACGGCGTGCGCCTGATAGTGCGCGGCTTGCAGGAACTGTTCTCGCTCAAACCTCAGGGGTGACATGATGTCCAACGTACTCGAATCCCTCCGCGCCAAATACGTGGAGGAGTGCGCCAAGCGCGACGCAACAAACGCGCTCAACGAACCGCTCGAACTCGAGCTGACCGCCATCAATGAGCAGATCGAGGGGCTGAAGACGAAGGCTCGAGAGATCGCCTCGAAGATCGACTCCAATCGAGCCGCCGCCGGCCACCGCGAGACGAAGAAGAGCATTGGCAAGCTAGCGTCAGCGATCATGAGCCTGCGGTAGGTCGATCATGAGCAACGAGACATTTTCCGAGTTGAGTTCGCCGCCGCCGGCCGCCGGCTTCAGCCCAGGCCACGGCTGCAGGATGGATGGTGTATTCAAGCTCCAGACGGCCTATCTGTGCGTGGGGCAGTCTGGTTATCAGCCACACCACCCGCATCATCCGCCGCCGGTGCCTGAGCCAGGCACCGCGGTTCTGCTTGCCGCCGGCCTGGTGGCCATCTACGTCATGGCCCGTCGCAAGCTGAAAAACAAGAGCGGAGACTGAATCACAGTCTGCCGATGTTCGACCACCTTTTTGCCCATCAACTGAGGATCATCATGACCACACAAGCTGAACTCGCCCTGCAGATCGCCGACCTGACCACCCAGAACGAGAAGGCTCGCGCCGAAGTGCTTGCCAAGATCGCGGCCATGCAGGAGGCCATTGACGCCGCCGGCAGCGTGGACCCGGCCGTGCTCGAGGCTTTTGCTGCGCTCAAGGCATCCGTGCAGGCTGACGATGACATCGTTCCTGACGCCTAACGCCATGACCACCAAGACCTTCATTCTCCGCTCCATCGACCTCATCCCAGGCCTGGGCAACGACCACGACGGCATCCCATTCCGCTGGCTGTCGTCGATGGTCGAAAAGGTGCGTGCAGTCGTGCCTGATGACGAAGAAGGCTCGTGCATGGTTCGCGGCGCGGCTGGGCTGACGTTCGAGTATCAGCACACGCTGACGCAGACCGAGCAACTGCAGGCGACGATTGAGGATATGCAGCGCCGAGCCGAGCAGATCAAAGCCCTGCTGCCCATCGAGGGGCAGCTTTCGGCGCAGGCGACAGAAAAACTGCGGGAGTTGCTGAAGTGAGCACGCACGCGAATATGGTGGCGGAGTCCGCAGGGGCTCCAGGCACGACCGGCCTGACGTTGACGGGCGCCGTGGCGCCGTTCAGGTCATTCGGGGCCGGCTACAACAACGCCAACGCGACAGTAGATGTCCGTATTCAGGACGCTGCCGACGAAACTATCTGGGAAGTGGCGCGGAACTGCGCCTATACGCACAGCGGAACCACGCTCAGTCGTGGCACGTTCGAGAACAGCAGCACTGGCAGTCTGGTCAATTTCACCGGCGCGGTGGTGGTGTCTGTGGTGGCGACGGCGCACACCGGCAATCTGGCTGACCTGTCGAATCGTGGCGTTATACAGGGTCTGGAAATCAGCTACAGCAGCACGACCGCAATTGCAGTTGCTGCCGGTACTTGCGCTATCAATGGCAAGCTGCTGACCTACGCTGGAGGGACGCTGACAAGCGGCTCTACATGGAAGAACAACAACAACGACACCGTGACCATTGGCGCGTCGAAGGCGTATTACGTCTATGCTTTCGACAACGCTGGAACGCTGGAGATTCGCGTCCAAGATTACGCAGCAGCTACCTACGGCGGCGCCCCGACGTGGGATTCTGCCTATGATTATTGGATTGCCCCATCGGTCGGCGCTCAAGCACGGAGAATCGGTGCGTTCTGGACGGACGGGTCGTCAAATATCTTGGTGTTTTGGTGGAATGCGTTTGGCCGCCGCCGTGATATGTTTATCGGGCGCGACAAACTCCTTTTAGTAAATGCAGGCACAAGCACGTCATTTGCCTCAGTAACTATTACACCATATATCGGCGCAGATAGTGAAGCATACAAATTATGTATTGGCTCCTATAGCAACTCTGGCACGGCAGTAACCGGAACGCATGTGTCTACAAATTCAGGAACAACAGAACATTTTCAGGCTCGCGTGTATGCGGTATATGGCACCGGAATCTATCACATAGTGCAAGGCATACCAAATACCGGAACATTGCATTACAAGGCTGAAGATGCAAACACTCGCGCAATGGTGCTATTGGTCGGATTGGAGATGCTTGTATGAGCTACGCAGTCAAGATTGGCACGGTAGAGGCCAAATGGATTGACAACGGACCGACTCCAGATGGCTGCGTGCGATTCGATGGCGGCTTAACGCCTACGCTGGTGTGGGGCGACGATGTCCAGAACCTGCGCGAGCCGAATGCGGCGGAAACACTGGTCGCAACCAAGCTCGCCCGCATCGAAGCCGACCGTCAGGAATGCCGACGCCGGCTGACAGAGCACTACGGCGACGCGCTGGAACAGGTCAGTCGCGCATCTGGTCTGTACGGGGCCACGGCGCAGGCAAATCACGCAGCCGGGGTAGAGGCTGCAATCGACGCCAGCA